CATTTTGATGAAGAAACTTATCTACTGTATCTAAACCTAAACTTTTAAGTTGTTCATTTAATTGTTCCATACTTGATTGTTCTAATCCAGTATACTGCAACATCTCAAAAAACTGTTCTGGTAATAGTTTCCATTGTCTAAAATAACATTTGTTATCAGAACAATAACCAGACGAATATACTTCGTGCATCATAGCCCAATCTGTTGATATTAATCCGTCTGGTTGAAAATCTCTATAAAGTGCATTACACCCATAAATCTTTCCCCATTGTCTAAATTGTTTTAGGTCATATCCATCTCTAGATTCACCATTACCAAGTACAAATACATTTTTAGGTTTACTCTTGTCCACTATAAAATCCAATAAAGATAATTGATGCATCACTCAGTATCAGATGGTTTCCCATCAAAATCATCATTGTACATATGTTTTCTTTTGAAAGCGTGAACATTATCTACTTCATCAATGTCCTCAAGTTCATCATCTAAGTCACCAAGAACATCACCATCTTGTTCTATTCTAGGTTCTGTGATTGATACTGATATGTTTTCATAACCACAACCTTTTAAAAAGTTACTAAACTTTTCTTCTAGTTGTCCTAAATCATTTTCTTCCATAACAACTTCAACTTCTACTCTCTCCTCAGAATCAAAATCATCTTTCATTTCATTTGTTTTTATAAATGTAAATCTTTGTTCCACATCTATCTCCTAAAGTTTCTTCTGTTTTTAACAAAAGCTTGTTTGTTCATTTCTTTAAGTCTATCTCTAAGTCCGTCATTATCTTTTTTTAAATATGCACAGTCTGTTGTTAGACTTTTTATTTTCTTTTCCATACCTTCAAATTTAGAACGATAAAAATCTCTTTCTCTTACTAAAGATTCGTTAGATTGTTTTTGTTCCATTTTTACTCCAAGTTAAGATTAATATTGTATGTGTTGTAGTTGTTTTGATACTCTTCGTACATAATCATCTCTGACTAAATCACCCTCGTGTATAAACATATCACAAGAACAATATGCACAATTTTTACCTTGTAATAAGAAATTCAAAACTGTATGTTTAAAGTTCTTCATATCATCATCAAAAGGTTTTAATGGTAAAGTATCAATACCATTATTCTCTAAAATCAATATGGAATTAGTGATAAAAGATGATTGACTCTTATGTTCTAATTTCATATGTTTAAGAAATTCAAAATATTTCTGTACATTAACATTGTATAAACTGTATAAAACCGAATACACAGTTCCTAATTGATGGTGCAATTCATCTGACTCAAATAGGTCAGCCACATCTGATACCAGACCCTCTGGTGTTATATCATTGATTGCACCTTTATCCCATAAAAAATTCCAATCACTTCTTAACATATATTCTAATAAGTCTTGTAACTTTTGTGGTTTACCATCATCTTGTATATAACTTTTTCTCTTGCACTTATAATCCATTTTAAAATAATACTGTTTATTTACTGCATCATAATTAATAACTTCTATCACATCAACTGATGACCTTTTAAAACCTCTTGAGTTACCAGTAATTGTTTTTTCTTTAACACTACAAGCACCAATATAATCTGGAAAAAATGGTTGATATCTCTCTTGGAATATTCCTACTTTATTTTTCCAACTTTTTCTGCATACAGAATATCCTAGATAAAATATATTTGTGTTCTGTATCATATCAAATTCAGAATCATCTGTAATATCTTTTTCTAGTAATTGATGATGGGTATAAGGTATACCTAAACCTTTGTAATAGTGTTCTTTACCTTTCCAGACCCTTCCACCACAATGATTTAAATCATCTTTTATTTCTAGTCTGTTTACCTCTGTACCTTGTGTATCGTATATTGATGTTATATGCATTACTTTTTATTTTTTATAAAATTAAGAACTTTCATTTTATACTCTGTTTGATTAATTGTCAATAGTGAATCGTAATTATTTAATTTGTTTCTATGATTAGGCCAGATGATATTTTCATTTATTTGTTTATCCCAATCTTTCTGATAGTTTACTAACTTGTTTAGAATAATCATTGTTTCTATATTAATTCTTTGTGATAAATAATTCCTAAACAATATTGGATGTTGTCCGTTTTCTACAACAAATAACTTATTGAAATCTGTAACTTGATTTAATAACAAGTTCATATCTTGTTCAAACATATATTTTAATGATTGATGTCTTTTCTTCCAATCTGTAAAATTTCTATCATTGAACTCACCGATATAACCTTTTTCATTTTTTAAAAAATTAGATACAAAAAAGTCTTGTGTATCATCACCATACTTTCTTGCAACTTTACCAAAAAAATGTTTGTCTTTTCTTTTTAGATAACTAGATTTACTGGCTCTAGTTTTACCACCATACTTTGTAAAGTCATAGTCTGAGTTGAAATGTGCTTTCAAACCCATATAAATTTTAAATGCATTAAAAGCGTCCATAATGTGTATCATACTGGTAGTTTACCCATTTTAGGTAAAAAGTTTAAATCTCTTGCGTTTGCTTCTATTTTATCTTTAAGTGGTTTTTGGATTAGACCAGTAATTGAATCTGGTTCTATTTCGTTCTTGATACAATATTCTAGTATCGCATCCATATGTGTGATGTTTTTCTCTCTGACTTGAGATTCTATGTATATTGAAAATGATTTTGGTGTCATAATGTATTCACAATCTAATAAAAAAAAGGGTGGGTTCAAACCTCAAGGGTATTATACCCCACCCCTCATTCAAAGAAATTACTTCTCAGCGCAAGCGTAAGAATTAATCTCTAGTCCTACTGAAATTTCAGTAATAGTTGGTTTTGACCAAGCCATAGTTATTCTCCTAACTAGTATGGAGTGCTGGTTGCCTTGGGCCGCAGACCACTCATGATTAAATGGTGAGTATTCTGTTACTAGGAACTCACCTAACCCTATCCGATTATGCTGCGAGAGCGTAATCTTGAGATGCAAAGTTATCGTTTGCGTTTATTTGTGTTGAACTATAAGGCGTTCACCCATATACTCCAATAGTCCTCTAATATCTGTCGACCCTACATTACCCCCTCATTCGGGTTGGTGGAGGTAGAGGGAATCGCACCCTCGTCCAGTCTATCGTCTTACTATCTTCAACGCATATTCTATATATCTATAATATGTAATTCTGTAAGTTATATGAACAAACTATTAATTATCATATTCCAGTCTTTATAGTATTATAATATAAATTTAACTCTTTGTCAAGTAGATGTAAATATTGATGTTTCTTTTTTACAAACTCTTGAACTGTACCGTCTTCGGTAACAACTAATATAACTATCTGTTCTATTTCTTGTAATGTTCTTTCTTGGTACATCTCTGCATATGCAGAGGCCTGTATATAATAATTTTCATTCCAATCATCTTCTCGTTCTTTTGTACTTGTTTTAAAATCAATCACAGATAAAACACCATCCCATTCTGCAATACAATCTACTCTGCCAGCAATTTTATAGTAATCGTGCCATAGTGTTTGCTCTTGACAATGCACTAATCCAATACATTCATCTAAATATGGTTTTAGTTGTGAGAACAAACAGTAAGATAAAAATCTACCTTTTTTCTTTTCTTGTACTTTTTCTAAATCATTATTTAAATAATCTTCACAAAAATGATGTACTTGAGTTCCTCTGGTTGCTGACTTTCTTGCAATATAATTTGCAACATCATCGCCAACTCTTTCTCGCCATTCGTGAAGACCTTTTTTATTTCTGTTCTTTAAAACTGTTGTGATAGAAGGATATAATTTACCCTCTGGTGTTTCATATAATCTGATACCATCTTTTGTTGTGGCTTTAATATCTGGAATATTTAAATCAGTTTTGTGTTTAAATTTATTTTTTTCTATATTCTTTTGGTACTTTACCATATCCAACCACTCTATCCCATTCTCTTTGTGTATAACCTTTTTTATCTACTGTCATTCTATTACAACTTCTTTTTCTGTATATGCTTTTTTCTTTTTATATTCCTCTGGAATAGGCATCCAAGTGATACCCATTTCTTCCCATTCTTTCTCTGTATATCCTCTTTCTTTATCAAGTATCAATGCCCAACCTTTTGTCCAACCTGGCGATTTCATATTCATACATTTAATCCTTTTGTATATACAGTTTTACCATTTATTTTACTAGCTGTCAATACCGATTTTCTATTTCCTTCTTTTTTATATGATACATGAGTCCATCCAGAGTTAGGTTCACCTGGTGTATAGAACTCTAATATTAGCTGGTCAAAGTCTAGGTTATCGTGAATATATCTTGATACCTCTTCAGTTGTTGCCTTCAAACATTCTATATCAACTGCTTCACCTTTACAATGTTGTGACCTTGATGAACCACCAATCTTTGCATTTAGTTCTGGACTTCTATATCCAGATGTAATTAATGTTACACCAAACTTTTCTCTTACTGGTTGTACAACATTTTCAAATAATTCTTTTGCATTTTCTAAATGTTCTTCACTCAATGAATTATCTATACCATGTCTTGATGCAGTTTGTGATTTAACATATTCTTTTACTGTAAAATTTTCTGATAACTTCATTACTTTATCTCCAAAAGTTTACGACCTTTATCTTTGTTTCTTTGCATATCTTCTAGATAAGATTTGTAACCCTCTTCCGTGTAACACTCTGCAACGACAACAACTGTTTCGTGTTTATCTTTGAAAATATAATCTATATCTGCTTTCGCTTGACTACAATGACCAAACGAAGTGTATGCTCTTAATTCATATGTCTTTGGAGGGAAAGAATTTTCATTATGCAGTATAGTGACTGCTAACACCATTAACCATTTCATTCTTCTAATCCTAACTTTGTTTTTTCTATGAGGTAAGAACGAACAAAACCAGAACGAACAATATCGCCTATTGTAAATTCTACTACTTCAAATTCTTTCATTTGTTCTAATATTCTCATAAAATCTTGTAATCCTTCTTTCTCTGACATTTTAGTTAAATCAGATTGAAAGAAATCACCACAAAATATAATTTTACTATCTTGACCAACTCTTGTAATAATCGTATCTAATTCATGAAAATTACAATTTTGAGATTCGTCAACAATCACAATTGCATTATCTAATGTTATACCACGAAGATAAGAAGTTGTCAAGAAGGTTATACTTTTTTGATTCTTTAATCTGTCATATAACATACTAAATGCATTATCGCTTGATTGTTCAAACATAAACTGTACCATGTTATGATATGGTACTTGATATAATGCAGACTTATCTTCTTCATCACCAGGTAAAAAACCAATATCTCTAGTTGGAACTACTGAACGAATTATGATTACATTTTCATATTTTGTTTTTGGGTCTAACACTTGCTCTAATGCAAGGTATAAAGATATAAATGTTTTACCTGTACCTGCAGCACCAAAGAGAAATAAATTTTTTTCATTTTTTCTCCAGGCTTCAAATACTACTTTTTGATTATCTGTTATTGGTTTAATTGATACTAAATCATCAATTTTAACATCTTGTTTTTTTGCCATATTAATCTCTTGGTTGTCTTAAATAACTAAAATGATTTCCTAAATTATCTGTTGCAGTAACATCACCTTCTTTGTTTGTTGCCAAACTAAAGTAAACATTTTCTGCAATGCCTATTGTTCCTTCATAACGAAAAGATGCATCATCAAAATGAATTTCAACTTTATCAATATATTCTGCAGGTATCTCTGTTCTAGTAAGTTGATTGAATTGTAATCCAGAATAATTAGGATGCCAGAATTGATATTTATTATATTCACCATTCTTTTTAACTAATTCAATAGAACCTAATGGTTTATCAGATTCAAACATACTAGGTGCAGAACAACCCCCAGCAGCTTTTATAAATTCTGTATTCATATATAAATTACCATATATGTCTTCTGCAACTACTCTTAAATAAGTATATGCATTTACTCTAATATTTGTTTCTACATATGCAGGTATATTATCAAATTCAAATGTAGCACAGCATGGTGTAGGATTTTCATCTATAATCAAAGTAAATTTAATTATTCCTGGTGAGTCAGTATAAATCTTAATTGGTACATTACCACCATTTATAGCACGATATGGTGACTCTATATGAATAAAATGACTATCACCAGTAATTTCTTTATCACCGAAAATAGACTCTTTTATCCATTCGTTCCAAGAGTAATGTGTTGCTGAAGATGCTGGTAGACAAACCAACATCAAAATTAATAAAAGTTTTTTCATACAATTATTTAGTTCTTTTTTTGTGTTTATTATAAGCTCTATTGGCCTTGATTTTTCTGATTGTTTTTTTACCGTATCTTTTTGCAAGAGGACTATTAGGGTGTTTGTCAGCGATTTTGTGAAAAACTTCTTGCATACCACTATCACCCATTTCAGATTTAGTTGTGCCACTTACAATATTCATTTGAGTAAATATAGATTGAATATGAGGATTATCTTTTAGATATTTTAATTTTTCTTCATATGACATTATTTCATCATACTCTTCACCTGTTTTATTATTTCTAAATTCGTATCTAGGCATCTAATTTTTTATTAATCTGTAATCTCAAGTCAAGAATTCTTTCTTCCATATAATGAACTGAAGTATGAACATAACCCATATCTTCTGGGCCGTTTTCTTTTATAAACTTTTTTGCAATCTTTACTTCATCTTGAAGCATCATAAGTCTATCAAGTTTACTTATCATTTTTTATCTCCCATAGTTCATCAGTTAATTCTTTTATTCTGACTTGTAAATTATGTACTTGTTTTTGTAATTGATATATTTCAAATTTGTATAGCTCATCTTTACTTAAATAATTCTTTTTAAGTTCTTCTCTATCTTTTTTAATATCTTGAGATTCAAGATATTTTAAATCACTATCTATTACATGGTCATTTATCATATCATAATATCCTTTTTTTGAAACCATAATGGAACACTCCTGTTTTTCCAAGTAGCGAATCTAACCTTTTCATTTATATAATATTTTTTATAGGCTGATATAACATTATTAGTCTTGCAATAATCTGGCATACATTGTGGTAATACTGTAAGACCAGAGTCTTTTATATTATTTGGTGCTTTTTGCAACCACTTCATCGGTTTAGATGAACCGTGAATCTTACCATATCTATATGTATATTCTTCTAAAACAGCTTTATATAGATTGAATAACTTCATATAGTTTGATTTAGTTTCCATAACCCATACTGTATCAGGATGCTTTGTATGTGCAGCTAGAAATATATTATTTTCTCTATCATCATTCAATTTCCATCTTTTAACATTTCTACCTGTTTTACTTTTACCTACATACATTTCACCATCAATTAAACGATGAGCAGTTGATAACATTTGTGCATATTCTGTTGGCATTTTGACAACATGCTTATCACAATGCATGATTGCACATTGTATTGGGTCTTCATGTAATTCAAAAATATTCATTTATAAAATATATGTCTTCCTACTTTGGCTGTCACTTCTTTACTGTTTGCCCATCTAGGGTGAACATAATCTGCATGATACCAAAGTGCACCACCAGTTATATCAATCATATTTTTATGGTCACCATTGACAAACTGTTCAGCCAATTCAAACAATTCTGAATAAGTTTTATCGTCTTTTGGTTCGTCTGAATAACCATCACAAAACCAACTGAACTGACATTTATTCTTAATAGGTTTAATAACACCTTTTTCTTTTAACCACCATTGTGATATCTTTGCTTGTTCTATGACCTCACAGATGGTGTTAGGATATTCTTCACTATCCACTCTATTATACACTACTTGAGTTGTTGCCACAACCCCTGCAATACCTTCACTTCTTGCTTCAAAATACATATTTTTTGCAAGACAAGTTATCTCATTATTTTTAGCAAATGGGTCTTCTACTGGTGTTGGTGAAACAACATTTGTTCTTATAACAAGTTTTTGATTATCTATCTCACTAGTGTCACGAAAGAAAATGTTATAGAATACATAACATAATCCTAGTAATATAAAAATTAAAACATATTGTCTATATTTTTCGTCTTTATCCATTATACCTCTCTCTCTTTAGATGATTGCTAGAGAAACTAAAATAGTTCCCTAGCAATCCAGGATACACACTCTTATTGGCCATTCTTAAAGTTTTCAAACATTGCCAATAGTAAGAATGTGATTCCAACAGCTGAACAGATGGAAAGAGTTGTGAGAGAGGCATCACCATCAACAGCGCCAGCCGCCAGAATACTAAAAATCAAACCCAAAGTTGTATAAATCATAAACATAATATACCTCATAATATAAAATTAATAATTATAATAATAACACATTATAGCAATGTGTCAACCCCCTAAGCACTTTTTTTGTAGTCTTTATGAGTAGTATCAAAAAACTGTTCGTCCCAACTAAAAGCTTGTTGAACAACTTGTTTTGATAAGCCCTTGAATTTCTGATGTAATTTTTTATCTTTTGCAAGTATTAGTACATCAGCTTCGTTCTCTTGTAAACCTTCTAACATTTGTATAAACATATTTTCACATTTATGTTGTGGTAATTTATCGTTACCACCTTTTACAAAATTGTATAACAAACGAGCTTCGTTTTCTAATCTAGTGTGTTGTGTACCTTCAGGTGCATCATTCTTTTTAAATGGTACATCACCGTCAGGTAACCTCCAAACAATTTTTGGGTCAAAAGATGCTTTCATAACCATTCTTAAACCTGGGCTATCATACTTTCTTAAAACCTCAATTTTTTTTTCTTTAACTTTTGCATTATTAACCATGGTTAGTATTTCACTAATCAAAGGTCTTACTACATCTATTGCCATTAAAAATCTCCTAATCTTTCAGTTAGCTCTCTCAATCTGTGTTTCATAAAATATGGTAGAATTTTACTTCTAGTATTATCATATTTCTCATTCCAGCATTTATATATATTATTCTTAATCTCATCTGGTATGAGAGATAAATCTATTAACTTACTATTTCTTTGAAAGTTTCTCTTTAGTTCGTCATTCCAAGAATCAATCGGCCAAGTACCAACTTGTTTCCAATCTTCTATCTTTTTTTTACCTAATGGTCTTTGTCGTAAGCCATCTGTAAATGTATTGTCTGGTGAAAGTATATTTGGTATACCATCACCTCTATCACCTTTAAAAATGTGTTCTATTTTGTAATCATTAGGGTCTTTTCCATTCACATACTTTTTTAGAGTTGGTGAATATTGTTGTACATTATTATGAACTTGTAATTGTATGAAATCTTTATCACCAGATAATATTAATATTTTTTCAAATAATGTTGGTGTTTTAGATACACAATCTACAATGGTTGCTATGATATCATCAGCTTCTGCACCATCTACTTGTAAAACTTGATAAGGGAAAACTTCTTTTATTTCATCTCGAATGAGATTTAAAGTTTCAAATAATTCATTCCAATTCAGACTTGAATCTGTTCTATCTTTTTTTCTGTTTGATTTATAGTTAGGGAAATATTCTCTACGCCAATAATGTTTGTCATCATAACATAGAATTAATTCACCATAATCATTTGAGAATTTTGTTCTATATGACCTTATTGAATTTAGTACCAAATGTCTTACTAAATCAACACTTAAATCATTATGTTTTATCTGCATCATCAGATTACTAATTGTAACCTGATTCATATCAACTAATATCATTTTTTATTTTTTTGTTTTATCCAGTAATTCTGGAATCAACTCCATATTAAACATTGTATTTGTTTTACCATTTTTTGTTTCAGTAATCATAAACTTATCAATCAAATCTTGCATGTCGTGTTTGATATCTAAATCTCTATATAATGCACTTTTAATACTTTCAATGATAAACGATAAGTCTTTTATAAAAGTTTGTTTACTTATTTGAATACCGTTATCACCTAAAGAGTGTACTAATTGTACGATGAGTGCTTCAGTAAGATTATCGGCAAAACTCATATCCTCAGCTAGTTTTACATAATCATAATTAGGTACTTTAATTTCTCTTCTAGATTTAAACTTCTTGCTGGGGAATTTTACTATATTGCTCATACTGATATTTATATCCAATAATTTACTAGACCTGTAATTGATATAATAAAACCAACTACATTTAATAATATAATAGAACCATCTTTCCAATAATATCCTACACTAACCCATACAATACTTCCTATGGTCATAAAGTATAGATTTAAAGGATAGACATTAAAAGATGTAAAACATAATCCTATCAACAATAGGAAAGAACCAAACCATTTTAAACCTCTAACTTCTCTAACTTCTCTCTTTTTCTTATACATCTTCTCGTACTCGCAGCTATTTCTTTTCTTCTCTTTTCATTTCTTGTTTCAAAGAATTCTCTTTTTCTAATCTCATTAAAAAAGTTTTCTTTCTGTAATTTCTTTTTTAGTTTTCTAATTGCTTTATCGATGTTACCATTCTCAACCATAACAGCTGTACCTGGTAATCTTTTATTATCGTGTCTTTTCTTTTTAAAATTATTATATCTTCTAAATGCCACCATACACCTCTTCCATAGATTGATTAGTAACTTCTGCCTCGTATTGGTCTATACCAGTAAGAAATGCATTTATATCTGTTATTGATAGTTTTTTGATATCCGAAACATCTGCACACTTCATAACATATTCTTGTATATGCTTTGGGATATCTTCGTGTGTATTATAAAAATAAATCATATTCACCTATATTGTTAAGTTTTATATCGTCTAATTTCACTTGATAACATATCAGAATAATGTATTAACCAACTTTTAGATTGTTTATCTAAATTATAACTAGATTGGTCTGTACATTTATTTCTCATATATCGAATAATATTTTCGATACCTATGATAGCAAGTTCTTTATTAGTTTTGACTTCTTTTAAGTCATCTAATGGTAAAGTTATTCCAACTTTTTCTAAATTATCCATAATCATATCCTATCACAAAAATTATCTATTGTCAACACCATAAAAATTTGAATCACCCATTTGTAGTGTACACCACGCTTGAATCCAATCAAGATTGTTTAATGTACAAATTTCTTTGAATTGTTCTGAATAATCACCATCTGGCCATTGACCTGCCATCATAGCTTCTTCTTGTTCATATAAGTCTTTTAATTTTCTAAATATTTTATTTGATACTGGAATCATTTTATATACCTTTCTTTTACACTATCACCATGACTATCAATTATATCGACATAATCGCCGAAATAAAATAAAAATGTTGCAACTAAATTATCATAATCTTCAGACATCATTTCTTTGACAATCTTATTACCATTTTCGCCTAAATCTTTTGCCATTCTTTTGGCAGTTGCCATCAAGTTATAGGCGTTGCCCGCTGGGCCATCTATATTAATTGTTCTCGAATAATTCATAATTTACCTTTCTCATTATATTATTATTATACACTACTTTTAAACATATGTCAAGTCTTGATAGTTTGACCAAAAGTCATTCCACACATAATTTGCAATCCAATGTAAATCATCTTCACTCCAGATGTTTCCACATTTATCTTTTGCAATATCAAAGAATTCTTCAAACGCCTCACAACCTGAGATATCGTTTTCATTAACATTATCATAAAATCTTTCTAAAAGATTATTCATATGTTTATCATCTATATTTGCTATTGTCATAATATATCCTTTCTAAATTAAAATAATGATTCACCAGAACCATGTAAATGATTCTCAACTTTAGTTGTTCTTCTTAATTCACCATTAACAACTTTAAATGGTGCAGACTTAGCGTGACACTTTTCAGTTAACTGTTTAAACCCTTCAAGGTACTCTTGAAAAGAAGTTAACTCATCATGCAAGTCATAACTAGCACTACAATCTGTATCGTTATCTAAAGCATTTAATATTTCATACTTTGTTTTTAACTTTGATACAGTTTCGTGTATTTCTTTAAGTATTTCTTGTTTTTTGTTTCTATGTAAATAATTCATCAATTTTTTCCTTTCTTTCTTGACTTTATGTACTCATTGTACTATGCTATGAGAGCATTGTCAAGGGAAAAAACCAAAAAAAACCAAAATAATCGCAAAAAAGATGCTAGTTAAATCAATAACTTACGATAAAATGGGTAAAAAAAGATGCTAGTTAAATCAACGACTT